TTGGGTAATCGTCTCCAGTGGGGTCATCGTAGATCAAACCAAACGAGTAAAATAAATTAATTAAACGCTCATTAGTTGACTGATCCATGTTACGTAAGTCAGCCTCAACAAGAATTGGATCATTCTCATTTAGGTGATCTACTTTCAGACATCCAGCAATTCGATCCATCCCACCATGAGGCCAAGCATGGCCAACCTGGATAACATGACCATGTTCGAGACTAAACCTTGTTTTACTTATCAATCTTTCAAACATAACAAACAAAGACGAGGGAATGATATATAAGCGTAACTTCGCCATCTTCTCTTCCCATTCTTCAGGAGTATAAAAGTTAAGATAATATAAATTCTCATTCTTCTCCGTTGTTTTCCAGAACATAGCAGGATCAGGGGCATTGGGATCCAACATCCACTCCATCGTAGTGTTAATATCTGCTTGTAACATCTCAAATTTCTTTCCACAGGAATCTATTTTAATTCGCTTTCCATCAACAACAAGTTTCTCAGACTTGAAATCATTGATTCCAGCAGAAGTACCAAGTGACATACCTTGACAATCATCAAATGTAATTGGAATCTTCAATTTGCCAAAGTACTTTTCAGTACCCAAATGATGGTACATCAGGCCTAAAGCCTTATCCAAATATGGAAAAACATGCTTTGTGGCATCTAAAGGTTTATGGACGTGCCGATCTAACTTAAGAATGGTATCAACAAATTTATTAGGATATAAACCCGCAGTGGCAGTTAACATATGAGGATGACCACCTGTTGTGCCAAAAGCTGCGTTATAAAGAGACTTACCACGCAAAATCCGAGCCAAAAGAGAGACAATATGAATACCATCTTCATCCTCATAATAATTTGCAGTGGACCAAACCTCTTGTTCAAAGAATTTACGATCCTCTTTATTAAAACACCTCTTTAACATTTCCCCACAATAATCCATATCAGCACGACGGAAAATCTCTTGTATTGTTGGATTAGGAGGAATAAGAACTTGAGACTGCGGAAAGGACATCTTTCCTAACTGAGGAGCAACAACACGAATGTTACCATTTTTCTTAAATCTAGAATGAAGTCTAAGCAGTTCAGAGTCTCCAGTAGCAGGACAAATATCCTCATCTTCAAAATCAAATCGTTCAGAAAAATGAGCAAAGAAATCCAAGGAATCACTTTCAATATTATCAAACATTATTTTATATTCATAACCAGAGCACTTTCCCTTCCCTTTAACATGTATATAACACCCACAACCTGGAAGATGGTCAGAACCATCTCCTGGTCGCTTAAGGCATGAGGGAAAAAAAACTCTGGGGAATTCTATATAAGGATTTTGACCTTGAGGATCCATCCTTTTCTTTTGAAAAATATGCCGGATAAGAGGAAAGTATCTTCGAGGCAATCGACGAGCAAATTTCTCCAACGCGTAGATTGGACCGTATGATGTGCGGAATGACTGTGACAGCGTGAAGCAGCACTATAAAATGACTAGGGAGACTCTCG